ACACACCATCAAGGCTAGTTATCTAAAAGAGCAAATAAAACGAGGAGAGGTCAAGTTTGCTCGTTTTACTGCGGGTCTAGACACAGCTTACTCAAGCAAGAGCCCTGATACGATTTCGATGATATTTCAGGGCATAACAACAAAGGGTGTATTGATAACGCTTGATGAAGAGGTATACAACAACGCATCAGTAGACATACCAATCGCACCATCGGACACAGCAGAACGATTTGTCAAATTCCTCGAAAAGAACCGAAAGGAATGGGGGTTTGCTAAAGATGTGTTTGTGGACAGTGCGGATCAAGCGACATTGACGGAACTGAACAAATACAAGCGAACACACGGAAGTATCTATAACTTCATTGGTTCGTATAAAAAGACAAAGATTATAGACCGAATCAACCTGCAGATTGGATGGATAGCAAAGGGTTTATATCTTGTCTGCGACCACTGTATAGAACACTTAAAAGAGATAGATACATACAGTTGGGACGATAAGAAAGACATGCCTGAAGATGGAAACGACCACACAATCAATGCATCGCAGTATGCGTGGTTGCCATACAAGGAAATCATCGGAAAGGAAGAAAGACAAAGTGGGATTGATGAATATGATTAAAAATAGCTTAAGAAACTTTTTAGAAATCGAAGATGCAATGCCTGGAGTAATCAGGATAACTGCTGCAATGACATTTGAGGACAATGCGGCAAAGAACCGCATATGGTACAGAGGTGATGCATACGAGCTATCGCAACTATACACACAGATTCCAAGTCCGAATGCAAGTGTATCGTTTTGGGGAGCAAGGTCAACACCAGGAATGGAAATCAAAAGGGTACACACGGGACTACCTGGACTTATAGTTGATATGCTGACGAGCATTACTTTGACGGATTTAAACTCAATCGAAATCAAATCAAAAGACATCGAGGATAGATGGGAGCAAATAGCTGCAGAGAATAACATCAAGGAGGTACTCAAAGAGGCAACCAAAGAGACGCTGTACATAGGCGATGGTGTATTCAAGATAGGATTCGATTCTGAAATAAGCAAATTGCCAATCGTCGAGTGGGTGCCAGGGGACAGAGTAGAACTAATATTTAATCGCAAACGACTCAAAGAGGTCATAGTAAAGACATTTTTTACAGAGGAAAAGCACAGCTATACACTCGTTGAGCGATATGGATATGGATATCTAAAGAACGAGCTATATCGCAACGAGCACAAGGTAGATTTAAACAGCACGCAGTTCACAAGCAAGCTATCGGACTACACATTCGACAAGAACTTGATACTCGCTGTGCCTTTTAATATTTATGGCTCGAGCAAGTGGGAAGGAAGAGGGCAGTCTATATTTGACCGCAAGACAGACAGCTTTGATAGTTTGGACGAAGCATGGTCGCAGTGGATGGATGCATTAAGAGCGGGCAGGACAAGGGAGTACATTCCTGAATGCTTTTTGCCGCGCGATCCAAACACGGGAATGGTAATGAAACCCAACTCGTTTGATAATCGCTTTATAAAGACCGACACAGACAACCGCGAGGGGGCGTCAAACAAGATAGAAATTGAACAGCCTGCAATTCCACACGATAGCTATTTGTCAACATACATCACAGCACTAGATCTAGCACTGCAAGGAATAGTCAGTCCGTCGACGCTTGGAATCGATGTTAAAAAGCTAGACAATGCAGAGGCACAGCGCGAAAAGGAAAAGGCGACACTATATACACGAGACGCAATCATTGAGGCACTGTCATCGTGCATACCAAAACTCGTCAATATGACAATTAACGCGGCTGCAGTGATGGAAAAGAAACCATTTGAAGAGGTGGAAGTCACAATCACATTTGGTGAATACGCAAATCCGTCATTTGAGTCGCAGGTGGAAACTATCGCAAAGGCAAAGTCAGGAGGCATTCTAAGTATAGAGGCAACAATCGAGGAACTATATGGCGATTCCAAAACAGAGGAATGGAAAGCACAAGAGGTGCAGAGGCTAAAAGCCGAGCAAGGGTTCATCGAACTAGACGAACCATCTGCAAACGAATCGCTTGATGGATTTGCAATAGAGGATTAAACGATGGTAATCGTACACATACTAAAGCGCGTATACCAAATGAGAAATGCAGAGGCAGAGGGATTGCTAAAGATAGCGTCCGATTCTGTCTCTTTTGGTATTTACGCAGTCAGGAAGGACAATCAAATCCAAATGCTAAACATTAAATGCGAGAGCAAAACACAGCTCAAAGCAGAGATAAGGGCATGGAAGAGGCAAGGATACAAGGTATATAGCAATGGACTATGATGTAGCAAGATCACTCGCACGAATCGAGGACGATATCACAGCATCGCTTATAAGGAATCTAAAGCACCATAGAGCGCAGGAAACTGAAGAGGGACTAGAGTGGGTGCAATGGCAAACAGTCCAACTGCAGGAATTAGACAAGTTCAAACGCAGATACGCAAAAAAACTAAATAAGGAATTCAAGCGAATCAATCCACACATAGACGAGGCAATCAACGAAGCGTTTAATCAAGGCAAGATGGATGAAGAGGTTGCAATCCTGGAATCCATCAAAGAGGGAAAAGGAAAAGGCAAGGCATATCGAAGAGGTTCGTCCTTCTTTCAAAAGGACAACAAGATCGAGAAGATTATAAATGCAACCACAAACGATATGGAGAAGGCGGAATACGCAATCCTTCGAAGAACGGACGATCAATACCGAAAAATCATATTTGATGCACAAATGTATGCAGCAAGTGGAGCGGGAACATACGAGAAGGCAATCGACATGGCAACCCATGACTTTTTGAGCGCAGGGATAAACTGCGTGCAGTATAAAAACGGAGCAAGGGTCAGTGTGTCAAAGTATGCTGAGATGGCCATAAGGACAGCAACAAAACGAGCATACTTACAAGGGCAAGGGGAGATGCGCCAGGAGTGGGGCATAAGCACAGTCATACTAAATAAGCGCACAAGTGCATGTCCATTGTGTGCGCCTTTTGTTGGCAAGGTATTTATTGACGATGTGTGGAGCGGAGGGACAAGCAAAGATGGAAACTATCCTTTGCTTTCGTCTGCTATTGCAGCAGGACTATATCATCCAAACTGTAAAGATTCGCACACGACATACTTTCCAGGGACAAGCACAAAGCCTGAGCATATCACAAGACGAGATCTAGTAAAGATGGTCAGCGAGGCAAAGCGTGAATCAAAAGCAACATACTGCGAGCGACAAGCAGAAAGGTGCGGGAGACTTGCTAGGTATTCACTAGATACAGACAAGCAGAGGATATTTAGATCCAGGGAACAGCAGTGGATAGAAAAGAAATTCGAATACACAGAAAGAGAACTCGCTCACATAAAAGACGATGGAATAAGAGCCGCAGGGCATGTTAACCTTAAACTTGTGAATTCATATGAATTCCACAAAAAGTTTGAAGGGATAGTTGATAGCAAGGCGGTGTGCGAATCAATGTACAAAGAATCAATGGAGATACTCAAATCAAGGAATAATACTCTACATGAGGAAATCGTAGCGCTAGACGCCCGCACGGGTAAGCTACTTGTAAAAAACACAACGGCAGTCGATAAGGAAATTATTCATGCGTGTGGTTTTACAAAACAAGAGCAGACATTTTTAGAGGAAAGAAAGAAAAAATATGAGGTAATACACAATCACCCGAACAGCTCATTCCCATCTAGTGCAGATATAAGAAGCCTATTCGAAAGAGAGTGGCAGAGTGGTTCTCTTATACCTTGTCACAATGGTGATTTATATCACATAGGCAAGCTAAAGGGAAAGAAAGATGTTGATAAACTGATAAATACGATATATACTGTAAAAAAAGAAGAGATGCTAGGATATCCTAATGGAGCAATCGAAGAGGAAGTTAGTCGAGAAATAATTAGGACGCTAATCAAAACTAAGCACATTACATTTACAAGGAGATAGAGAGATGAATAAGAAGGAGGATATTGTTCGCGACTATGAATATTTTCTAGACGATAGTATGATGCCAAGTGCAGAAGAGTCAAAGAAGATAGTAATACCCGAAGAGCTAAGAAAAAGAATGAGTGAAAGGATAGACAAAGAACTGCGCGAATTAGGTTATTATTAAATCAATAAAATTATATAAAATGTTAAGCATCGCAAAGCGCGGTGCTTTTTTAGTGGAAAAAGGAGGATCATATGAAATTATCAGACACTATTGACTTGATGAACAGCGCAGACTATAAGGACAGATTCTGTGCAGAGTACTATCAAACAAAGGAACGCTACAACAAATTGCACAGGCTTGTAATCAAGCTAGAAGCAAAGACAGCAGAATTCACGCCAACGTGTGGCATAGACTTGCTCAAAAAGCAAAAGGCAGCTATGGGTGAGTATCTGTACTGCTTAGAGGTGAGGGCGGAAATCGAAGGAATCGATCTTATGAAAAAGCAGCCATGTCAGGAGAGATTGCACAATATCGGGGCAGGCGCTTTAGCTTCAGCAACATGAAATAACAAAGATTATTTAGGATTAGGAGGAAGAAAAAATGAAACACGAAGACTTTATAAAGCTATGTGCAAGGAAAGTCGCAGAGTACGAAAACAATAGAAATGACATCAATGTACAAATTGATCGTGACAATGTATTCTGCGTATGGTCATGCAAAACACTGCAGAATAGTAAGTGCTTGATGTCTGCACCACACAAGTACGCAAAGTATTACGAGTTCACGTACAACGGAGACAAGCAAGAAATATATATGGATGTGTACAGCAAGGATATTAACATCCCGCTTGCAGAGGACGGAACACAAATCATAACAAGAGTACGATAAACCAAGAAGGCACATAGCTTTCTTTTTTATTGTCCGAAGACAGAAAACTACACGGAGACACCGTGCAACAACTGAAGAGGGAGACACCCTTACAACTGAGAACGAGAGACACTCGAAAAACTGAAAGGAAAGGTATTTTAAAATGGCAGATGGAATCAACACACAGAACCAGGCACAAGGCGAAGGAAATCAGAATCAGGCGACACAGAACACAAATGCAGGAGTAAGCAATCAGGGAACAGCAAAGATTGACTTTGATTACGAAAAACTCGCAGGCATAGTAAGTGGAGCACAGACAGTGAAGGAAGAGGCGGTGCTAAAGAACTACTTTAAACAGCAGGGATTAAGTCAGGACGAAGTTTCGCAGGCTATATCGCAGTTTAAGGCGCAAAAAGAAGCAAATACACCAAATATACAAGACCTGCAGGAAAAACTAACACAGGCGCAGACAATGGCTCACGCAGCCCAAATAGACAGTGCCTTGCAGATTGCAGCCTTAAAAGGGAATGTAGAAATCAGCAACTTGCCTTATGTTTTAAAGCTAGTTGACAGAAGTACGCTCACCGTAGAATCTACAGAGGACGATTATATCGCAGCTGTGAATAAGGTTTTGGAAGATGTGCCAGCACTCAAAAAGACAGATGAGCAGGGTGCAGGATTTCAGCAAGTAGGCGCAGGGGCAACGGGAGGAGCAAACACCTCGCAAGCTGATGCGCTTAAGAAGATTTTTGGTAATTAGAAAGAGAGGAATTTGAAATGGCAGTATACAATTATGCAGAACAGTTTTCGATGGAGCTACAGCAGAAGTATTCAAGGGAGCAAACATCATATGCGCTTACGCAGTCAAACCCTGGAGTAAAGTTTTTGAATGCGCAGACAATCAAGCTCCCATCAATCACAGTTTCAGGCTATAAGGATCACAATCGTCAGGGAAGTGGATTCAATGCAGGAAGCCTGACAAACGAGTGGGAGCCTAAGAAACTCACACACGACAGAGACATTGAGCTGAGAGTAGATCCTATGGACGTTGACGAGACAAACTTAGTGTTGGACATGGCAAACGTACAGAATGCGCTTGAAACAGATCAGACAATTCCTGAGAAGGACAAATACAACTTCTCAAAGCTCTATGCAGAAGCAAAGACTTATGCAGCAAACGGAGCAAGCATTGTCACAACTGCACTCACAGCGGCAAATGTGCTTGATTGGTTTGACGAGGCAATGGAAAAGATGGACGATGAAAGTGTTCCATCAGAGGGCAGAATTCTATATGTGACGCCCACAGTGAGAAAGTTACTTAAGAGGGCAGATGGAATACAGAGAACGTTAGATGTAACATCTGGCAACAAGAACATCAACAGAAACGTACACAGCATCGACGATGTAGAAATCGTTAGCGTACCATCTGCTCGCATGAAGACAAAGTACAACTTCACAGAGGGGGCAGTTCCCGCACCTACAGCAAAGCAGATTAGAGCAATACTTGTTCACCCATCTTGCGTAGTTGCGAGAGATAAGTATTCTTATATCAATGTATTCACGCCAGGCCACGACGCAAAAACAGCAGATTCATATTTGCTGCAGAGCAGATTCTACATGGATCTATTCTTGATCAAGAACAAGGCAACTGGCGTTTGCATCAATGCAGAGGCAGAGTAGGAGGTAAGTCATGATATACGCAGAAAAAGATAACAAAGTCTATGTAATCAACGAAACAGAGAAGGACTACTATCTGAAAAGAGGGTTCAATCTTGTTGATGAGAGTGGCGAAACTATCGAATATGGAAAAGGCAACGAGCAGGCAATTGCAGCAGAACTCAAGGCAGAGAACGAAAAACTCAAGGCAGAGAACGAGGAGCTAAGGAAAGCAATCGAAACTTCAGAAGAGGGAACTGCAGAGGCACCTGAAGAGGGAAAGAACACCTCGAAGAAATAAGGGGGTGATAGCATGTATGTTGATAAAGAATATTATATCAACACATATGGCGGCAAACTCCCTGCAGAGGAAGTACAAAGGTTCATTACAAGCGCAAGCGAGCACATTGATTCTTTGACATTTAATAGGATTAGAGGGTTGGGTTTTAATAGCCTGACCCTTTTTCAGCAAGAAAAAATAAAAAGGGCAGTATGCAGGCTTGCAGATTTCGAGTACGAAAACGAAGATTTAATACAATCAGTATTAGCATCGTACAGCATTAATGGGGTGTCGATGTCTTTTGGCACATCATGGAATGTAATCGTACAAGATGGAGTGGCATTACCTCGTGACATATATAGCCTCATCAAACAGACGGGACTAGCAAGGAAGGTGATTTAAAATGAAATATCCATGCCTTGTAATGAAGAAGGTATGCACAACACCCATTCATGTAGAAATCACTGAAGAGGGACTTACTGAAGAGGGAGCGCCTATTATGGCCGTCACAAAAGATCTAAAGTGCAACTATCAAGATGTGGCAAAGGAAATCCTAACAGCACAGAAGAAGATAGTGCAAATTACAGGTTCGGCATATTTTCAAGGTGATATCGCTCCAGGGGTCGCAGTAATAACTAGTGGTATGGCCACTGTGCATGGGGAGGCGCGTAACATAGTATCAGGTATGAAAGCGCGTAATCCTGATGGTAGTGTTAATTACACGAGGATAGATTTGGAGTAAACATATGATGGTTGCAGATTCTAAAGTGAGAATAGAGGGACCCGCAATTGCAAAGCTGAATAAAGCATCAATACAAGCGCTAGAAATGACCGCAGAGGCACTGCACACGGAAGTGGTGCAAGCGCAGGTTGTTCCAAGGCAATCAGGAAACTTGCAGAACGAATCCTTTTC